AAGAGCTAATACGCTCGACAAACTTCTCTCTCAAGTTCAAAAAGAGAGTGCCCCTCAAGATAAGAAGTCTTATGTAGACGAAAGACTGTGGAAACCAGAACTGGATAAGTCTGGTAACGGTTATGCAGTAATTCGTTTCCTACCAGCACCAGAGGGTGAAGAACTCCCTTGGGTAAAACTTTGGAAACACGCTTTCCAAGGCCCAACTGGTAAGTGGTACATTGAGAATTCTTTGACCACTCTTAACGGTGGTAAAGACCCTGTATCTGAGTACAACTCACAACTCTGGAACTCTGGTCTTGAATCAGATAAGGAGATTGCGAGGAAACAGAAACGTAAACTTGAGTACTACTCAAACATCTACGTTGTCTCTGACTCCAAGCATCCAGAGAACGAAGGAAAGGTATTCCTCTTTAGGTTTGGTAAGAAAATCTTTGATAAGATGATGGCTGCAATGCAACCAGAATTTGAAGATGAGACACCTATCAATCCTTTTGATTTCTGGGAAGGTGCGAACTTCAAACTGAAGATTCGTAAGGTAGATGGTTACTGGAACTACGATGCATCTTCTTTTGAGAATGTATCACCATTGTCTGATGACGATGCGGTTCTTGAAGATATCTACAAGAAGCAGTATTCGTTGCAAGAGTTTCTTGCACCTACCAACTTCAAATCATATGATGAGTTGAAGAAGAGATTAGACGATGTTCTATCTGGTACGGTAACTGCGAGTGCCGCTGCAATGATTGATGAAGATGTTGTTGAAACACCTCAAATGAAGAGTGAACCAGCACCATCCATGCCATCAATGTCAAGTCCTACGGAAGATGATGAAGATGATACAATGTCATACTTTCAGAAACTTGCGAATGGGTAAGTTGTCAAACCCTGTGTAGAAAGTCCTTAGTGTCGCAACACCACAAAAAGACAACGATTAGAAGAAGAAGATGGAGAGGCAGGGGAAACCCTGTCTCTCTTTTTTACTAAATACTAGTATAAGTCATCAATGGGAGAGAGAGATGATTGAGGTAGTCGCCGCTGTATCAGCGGCATCAAGCGCCTTTAGTGCTATCAAAAAAGGTTTTGAAGTCGGGCGTGATATTGAATCTATGGCTGGAGATTTGGGTCGCTGGATGGGTGCAGTCAGTGATATCAAAAAAGCAGAAGAGTACAATCAAAAACCACCCCTTTTCAAGAAGTTGTTTGCCTCTGGTTCAATTGAACAAGAAGCTCTGGAAATTTTTATGGCCAAAAAGAAGGCGGATGATATGCGTGAACAATTACGACAAATCATCACCTATACCAGAGGGCCAACTGCATGGCAAGAACTTATCAAAACAGAAGCAGATATTAGAAAAAAACGTCAGAAGATGATTTATGCACAACAGGAAAGACGTAAGTTTTTTATAGAACTTGTTGTGTCCATCATACTTGGTGGAATAATTTTTGCCATCATAATCTGGTTTGGAATGTGGGCATATGAATACAAATATGGTTAACATTGTAGTTGTGTTGACTATGCTCGCATTTGCGGTGTTACCAACAGTTGCATTATCTAAGGCAAGAACTTATAACGATAATAAAGAAAAAGATAAACAGTATGTCACTTGTAGACTTGCAAAAAAGAAAATAGTGTTAACCCAGAAAATTTGTATATATTTAGGGCCGAATAAAACCACAGATACAGTATTCATTGATAGATTTGAATATTGTCCTAGACAGATAAAATGTGTGTATGAACCAAATAAGAGTACACCCATGATAGAAGAAATGATGAAGAGTTTAGAAGAAAGTTTGAAAAAAAGATGACCGCAATTGTTTTAATAACAGGTTTTGCACTAATAGTTGCGTTATTTTGTTGGTGTTCATGGATGTATGATATTCCTGTATCTCACATACCAGAAACAGAGTTAGAGAAAAATATCAGAGAATTAAAACTGCGTATTGCAGAAGCAGAATGGAAGTTCAATAGAGAACTGGACAAGTACAGATGATACACGCTTTTATGTTAGTAGTTGTTTTAGGAACAGGTGAGTTCCGACAGACACAACCGAATGCAATGATATTTAGAAGTATTGATGTATGTCAGTATTATGCAAAACGTATTCCAAGGCAATATGGAAATTATTCATACAACTCGTATATAGACCCCAAAGATAGAGTCACTGCATACTGCAAACCTGTCTATGTTCAAGATGGGCCAAACGTCTATGACCACTAACCATATACTGGTACTGTGCCTGGCGGTGGAGTTGTATCTCTCATAGGTGCGATAGTAGTAGTTGATGCACTATTACTTGTATTTGCATTAACCACATTGTTATTATTTACTACAGTGACTTGTTCTTGTCTTTCTGCCATTTTTAGTCTTGCAATCTCTTCATTCAATTGATTAATTCTTGCAATTTCATCTTCACTTGACCTTCCAACTTGGAAGAAACCACCCTTGTCAACTGCTCTTTGAAGGTCATCTCTTTCCATTTCAGCAAGTGCAATTTGGTCTTGTCTTTCTTGATTTCGGTCTGGAACAACTTCTGGTTCATCTCCACCAAATCCAAAGAAGTCAAGTACCTTACCAGCGCCTGGAATAGACCTAACCAGACCCATAATATCAATATCGAATAATCCCTTGAAGAAGTCAATAATGTCAGTGACTACACCAACAAGCATTTCACCCAACGAAAATGGTTGTACGTTACCCTGTTCGTCTTCACCAAATCCAAAGATACCTCTAAGGAAGTTGATTGCAATGTTATAAGGTGCAAGAACGATATCAAGTAACTTAGTGGACATACCAGCAACAGATGCATCTTCTTCAGAGAATGTGAATAAGTTTTTAACAAAAGAAGTCGCAGAGGATAAACCAGAACTTGCTATATCACCAAGTTTAGTCTGTTGGTCAGAATCTTGGTCTGAAAACGAAAACAAACCAGTTGCAAAATTTTTAACTGAAGAAAATCCAGAGCTTGCTATGTCTCCAAGTTTAGTTAAACCTGCTGACATTGCCTCTTTTTCTTGGTCTGAAATTGTAAATAAATCAGTTGCAAAATTCTTTGCAACACTGAATCCAGAGGACACTGTACTACCGATACCAGAGAATACTGCACCCATTTTTTCTGTTACATTGCCAATCGCATCTGACAATTTTGGTGCATTACGGAAGTCTTCAAGTGCTTGTTCTGCTTGTTCTCTTCTAAGTGTTGCAAGACGTTCTAGTTCTGCTCTTTGTTCTGGTGATGCAACTTCAAGTCCACGAGCTCTTATATTTGCTTCTGATGCAGCGACATCTGTAATACCATTTCTCGTGCTAGTCGATGTTACTAAACCATCAGTGGACACTGCGCCTGCATCTCTGAGTCTGCGTTCCTCTTCTTTTGCCCTTTCCAGTTCTTCCTCTTCATCATCACCACCAAATCCTAAGAAACTAAAGAACCCTGTAACCTTATCTTTAACAAAATTGTATGCACCGCTTATAAAACCAGTTATCATGTCACCAAGGTCAAAGTCTGGTAATTCAAATCCAACAAAAGAAAAGATGTCTTGCACCAATCCATAAACCATATCAAATGGTGCGGTGATAACATTAACAATACCATCAAATATCTTACCTATTCCATCTCCTATCAATCCAAGGTCAAATGTGAATATACCTTTTACAATATCAAACACACCCCTAAATGAATCGAACAATCCATCAAGCGCCTCATTTACATTTTTGGTAATTGATGCTGCAAATTTATCAAACCCAAGTAAGTCTAAAATAAAAGACACTGCACCAGTAACCATACGAATTATCCCACCAACCAATCCATCAACAACACTGATAATACCCTCTCTGATGCCACCAATGATACCATCTTCTTTGTATCCTTCCATAAAACCTGTTACGAAATCAAATACACTCATGAGGATTGTAATGGGTAGGAATATCTTACCAAGAGTTCTACCAATTGTGGCGGCGAACTTTGCGACAGGAGCAAACCCAGACATAAAAGATGCAGAACCTTTTGCTGCTTTCATGAGTGGTGAAAATATTGATTTGATACGTCCAATGAACAGAGATATGTCATCTGCATATCTACCAAATAATTTTATTGTGTCACCTTTTAGAAATTGACCTGTTCCTGCTTTACCAAAGACATCACCAATTGCCTTAAAGAATCTAGTTATGGGCCCAAAGAATCTACCTAACCCACCCTTTGTCAAACTGTCAAGAACTTTTACTTCTTTTATCAACTGAGTAAAGAATGCAGATATAGCAATAAACGGTGCGGCGACTAGACCAGCAAGAACACCAAGACCAAGAAGACCTTTATCTTTTAAACCAGCAAGACCATTGATAATACCATCTTTCATGTCCTGTATACCATTTGCGATACTACCAAATACGGTATCTCTTCTATCTTCTCTGCGTTGTAATTCGTTTTGAGCCTCTGCTTGTGCAGCGCCACTTTTCAATCCACCCTGTGCAAGTGTAACTTGTTGTGCTGCAGAATTTTCTATTCCGCCAAGGCGGTCTGCTGCAGTTTTTCCGACATTACTACTGTCTAAACCAACTTTATTCAGTTCAACAAGAGAGGTATTTTGGTCTTTTAAATACCTCAACTGTGCGTTAAGTAAATTTTCAACAGGCTCTGAATTTCTTTCACCAGCATCGACTTGTTGTATTACATTATTTAATTCTTGTGCTATTTTATCAAATTCTTCTGAACCAGATTCCGTTTTATCTAGTTGTTTAGTTAATTCTGCTTCTTTTTCTTTGAGTTCTTTTAACTTTTCGGTTTCCATGACAAAACCTTTAGTTGCTTTGTCAAATACACCCAACGTATTTTTGAAGTTTTCTGGTAATTTTACTGAAAATCCTAGAATACTTTCTGCTGCAGAATTTAATTCTTGTGCAGCCTTTTCCTCTGCTTTCAAAACATCACTCTGTTTTTTAAACCGCTCAAACTCCATCTTGTCTAAACCCAATTGGTCTTGAAGATGTTTCATCTCACGTTTTTCTTTTAACTTAGCAAACGCTTTATTAAAAAGTGTTCCACCAATTGAACCAAGAGTTTGAACGCCAGGAATGTTTGCAAATGACTGTACAAATGGGTCAGAGATTTTTTTCAAATCCTTACCAACGATTTTTGCAATTTCTACACCAGTACTCTCATTGAACTTTTGAAGTTCATTTGTAACTCTGGTTAGATTTTTAGTTGCCTCATTTAATGCAGCAGCTCTTTCATCGACAGCCATCTTTTATTCCTATTTCTTTTTATCTGCGTATGCGTTTGCACCAAAGAAACCCATGACGATAGCAGCGACAGAAACGAAATACGTTGCAGCCATATCGCCTAAGATTTTAGATGCTTGGTCTAAACCAATCCAGTTCGCAATTACAACTGCAAATGGATATAACAACATACCAAACAAGGAGAACCATGCCATTTGACGCATTGCATCTCTACGGGCATCGGCATCCTCAAGTTCTTTTCTTTTGAATTCCAAATCCATCTCCATCTCTTCTCTTGAGATGTGACCATCACCATTTGTATCCTTGACCGCAACTTCTGGGTCTACGGTTACAGTTTTCTTTTCTTCAGACACTTCTCTCTCCTGTCTTTTATTTATGGTCACCTACGCATTTTTTGTTGTCGTTCTTTTTGTCTTTCGTTTTCTTCTTCAATATGTTGTTTTAACAAACCTACATATATTTCCCTTTCCCAAGGCATCATTTCATCTAATTCAGTTAAACTGTAATTATAATGTTGCATCATAGTAAAATTGAGTTTGTAGTAGGACTCCAAACTATCATGCGAAAGGGCTATCCTAAAAAATTCTGCATCCCCTCAATCGTAACATCACTTTCAACATTTGTCTTAGGATTTGTTACCTTGATGGTGTGCTTCACTTTAGGCATAGTGTCAAAAAACTTTTGCAATTTACCAAACTGTTCAGTGTTCATTGATTCAATAAACTCATCCAATTCCTTTTTAGGCATATCTTCATAAACCTGTTCTTCATCAAAGATAGATTCAAGACAATCCTTGATAATACCAAATGTCAAATCAACAGTTTTAGTCTTACCAACTTGATACTTACTAATATCCATCATTGAAGGATATTTCATCTTCAGTCCAATATTATCTGTAATCATGATTTCGGTGGAGTGGTCATCTGCCTTCTCAACACCAACTTCTTCTAAATTGATGGTAACTGGTACTTTGGTTTCTCCATCATCTGGACAAGTAATTTGCAACTCAACTTCTGCACCAGTTGATTTGGCACGAAGTTGTAAGAACATATACTCAATGTCAAATGTGGGAAGTTTCTGAGGGTCTTTGATTTGACCATCTGTGCAACTCTTTACAATGTCACACATTGCACGAGCCATGTCTTTTTCGTTACCTGTCTCTTGTGCAATCATCAATACCTTTTGTTCCTTAATCAAGAACGGGCGGTATTTAACCGTATCCCCTGTAGACGGTACAACCATCTCATAACTAGGGGCGTTTAACTGTGGTAATGCCATACTATATTCTCCTGTTGCATTATGTTAATTAACTTGTTTCTTTCCAACGTCTAAATTGAAAAGATATACCTACTTTATTTATCGTGTTGGGTGAAGCGTGTCCAAGTGCTATTGGTTCAATAGTTTTTGGGAATGCTTCTTCCAATTCAATACCAAACACTCTCTGTTCATTTTTATCCAATGAAAAGATTTTTACTTTACCAACAGTATCTTTGTAGTAGTTTAAATCATATGTATCTTTATCTACAATACTATCTTGCCACTCATGAAATAATTTAAGTTCACGCATATCACTACTTAAATAGAAAGATGCAGACACTTCACCAAATGTGTATCCCTGTACAATTTCATGTGGTGGCCCATAGATATTACCATTCATAACAGTACGAAGGTTACGGCCTGGTATTGAGATGGTGTCGCATCTAATAGATAGATTTCGTAATTCTTTATTACTGACCACGGCCGGAAACGATATTTCTGTCTCATATTTACTCGCATATGAAAAGTCGCCGCTTATAAGTTCTGCGAATCCTTGTACTAGTGGTATTTGTGCCATTAAATCATCTTCCTAGAGTCTGACCATACTTCAGTTGCAGATGCTTTCTTAAACCGTTGTACTGGTAACATAATTGCGGTAAGGTTATCTTCATCATCAATCTTACGAAACTTAGAACGTGTATAACCAAACAGATATCTTTTGAGACACGGTTTTGTTAGTCGATTGTTTTCGATTGCACTGATACTCAAACTATCACCCCCTGCCGCATCAAGAAGTCTTGCTCTTAATGCATATGGTAGGTAGTGAAAGTTTAGACCAAGGAAACCACCATCCATCTTTTTCAACGGAAGTACCAGAGGAAATGTATCATAGTATGGTAATTTGTTTCTACCCTTTGGAGAGTACACAAACATATTTAAAGACCCACCTGCTGGTGTATTGTTTAGTTTACCAGTACGCAACAGTTCAGGCACACTAGGTGTACCTAATTCTTTAATACGATTACGATACCATTTGAACGGTTCATTACCTGTTTTAATCTGGTTCGATATCTGGTCGAAATAACTTAGTTCTGCCATACTTCTATTTATATCATCAATTCAACTTCAGTTAAGATGATAAACTCCATATCTCTGTCCTTACACCACTCTTTTGCATTCATCCACTTTGCTTCATTGATTGCAAAGGTACGCACTTCATTGATATATTTCTTGGTCTTTCGTTTGGGTGTCTTGGGCGGTTTACATTGTGATTTTGGTTTGACTTCAACAACCCACTTTTTGAGCTTCCCCTCATTAGTTTTAACCTTGACATAGAAATCTGGGAAGTATCGGTGTATTTTACCATCAATAGGTGACCTGTATGGAATAAAGAATTCTTCAGACCCCCACTCAACAATTCGGTCATTCATGTCACAATAGACCATAAACTTGCGTTCCCACAAACTGCGATAAATAATATTAGAAGGGTCACCTTTATATTTTTTTGGATTGGATGGATAATATCTTCCACGATACGCCATGATGTTACACCTAAATAAATGATATACAAAGATATTTATTAGGATATTAAACAATGTCACAAACAGATGCATATAAGAAATTGAGGGATGCAGAGGGTCGAGGTCATAATTTTGGTGTAAACCACCTTCAATATCCAGAGGATTTGACCAGTGCCTCGCAAGGTCATTATATACAGTTTTTTATTAGAGAACCAGAAAACCCAAATATAAAGTTTGCTGGCGGTTCTCCATCCTCTGCTGGGGGAACATCATATGGTGCCGGTGGTGGAAAGTCAACGATATCAATAGAAAGACCGGCAACAAAACGTATATCAAGTTCAATTTCATTATATATGCCTGCACAGGTATCATTATCACAAGACGCAAAATATGGAGAGGTAGAGATTGGTGCAGTGACTGCTGCGGCCATTGCTGCATATAAAGATTATGACGGTAAGGGTGATTTTGTTTCGGCGGTGGGTGCAGCAGTAGACGTTGCAAAGGAATCTGGTGCAGAGGCACTAAAAACTGCATTAGACGCTGCAGCGCCTGGTGCAAAGGCAGCGTTAGACATTGATAGAGGTGCAGTTACTAATAACCGATTAGAAATGGTATTTGAAGGTATCAGTCGCAGAAGTTTTTCATTTTCATTTAAAATGATGCCAAAATCAGAAGATGAAGCAAAGTCTGTAGACAACATCGTTAATACATTTAGATATTATATGGCACCATCATTTGCTGGAGAAACCGATATATCACGCACATTCATTGTTCCTTCACTTTTCGACATTGAATATTATTATAGTGGCGGTCAAAATAACTTCCTTAATAAAATTTCAACATCAGTTTTAGAGTCATGTAATGTAACATATGGTGGTGAAAGGGTGCAGTTCTTTAGACCGTCAACTACTGTAAGGGGTATAGGTGGCGGCGGTGATGGAGCTCCGCCTGTAGAAACCAATATTGAATTGCAATTTAGAGAATTAGAAGTTATCACCAGAGAAAGAATTGCAGAGGGTTTCTAAATGTCATATTTTTCTATGTTTCCAAATTTATCATATGATGCAAAAGGTAATGGTAGAGAAACCATTATGAAGGATATATTTCGCAGAGTAAAGCTTGTTACTAAAAATCAACTGGTTGAATTTGATTACTATGATGTACAAGATGGCGAAGCGCCAGAGATTATTGCACACAAGTACTATGGTGACCCAGAATTACATTGGACAATTCTTATTGCAAATGACATTATAGACTACTATCATGATTGGCCCATGTCAGTGCAGACATTTGAACAGTATGTATCAGAAAAATATGATAACGCTGGTGCAGTGCATCATTATGAGGTTACTCAAACGTCTGGTGATACAACTAAGGTAATCAATGTTGGTATGAATACCACAGATTATGCTTCTGCAATTCCTGTATCAAACTATCAATATGAACAGAAATTACAAGAACAAAAGGCGCAAATACGATTGATACAACCTAGATTCATTACAGATTTTGTAAAAGAATTTGAGAAAAAAATTAAAGAAGGCGTATAATGTCAAAAAGTGATTTGCAGTTTGCAGGCGAGTTTCTTTTAGAAGAATGTAAACTTTTAACTACTAAAGGGTTAGAACTTGACATCATAAATTTAATTGAAAATATTAATATCTATGAAGATATATTTTCTATGACTGTTAGTGGTGACATTCTGTTTAAAGATACAAATAACCTAGTGCTGAACGCACCAATTATTGGTGAAGAAAAACTGTTACTCAAAATTCAGACACCACAAAAATCACCAAAGTTACATAACGATGATGATACAACAGTCATTGACTATGTGACCACACCATTACAGGTTTACAAAATCAATACAATTACAGGCGCTGGTGAAAATGCATTACTGGTATCATTAAACTTCACCACACAAGAATCATTTCGGAATCAGATTTCTAAAATATCACAATCATATAAAGGTGACCCTGCCGATATTATAGAAAAGATTCTGCGTGACCAGAACTATCTGGATTCCACTAGAAAATTATTTGTAGAACCAACTGCAAACCATGTAAAGATGGTAGTACCAAACAAGAAACCATTTATGGCAATCCAACATCTTTGTGAAATATCCAATTCAAAAGAACACAAAGAAGCACCATCATATCTATTCTATGAAACAACAAAAGGATTTCATTTTAGGTCTATTGATGGGTTATGCAATCAAGAACCGTCAATGGTGTATAAAGAAAATGTACCAAACCAGTTAAATAAAAGTGGTGTCATTGACCCTGTAAAAAACTTAGAAACTATCAATGAATTTTCAGTTCTAACAACCAAAGATACTATATATAATATGAGTGAAGGGTTCTACTCTTCCAAACTAAGGGTACACGATTTGTACAATAAAACTCTCAAAGATTATGACTTCAATTATTTGGAGAATTTTGAGAAAGACACTCACACAGATGGAGCGTCACCAATCATTTCAAAAGCAACAGATGCACGAACTCAAAAAGGGTTATCTGAATATCCAGATACGAAACTATATGTTTCGACAACAAGTGCGACTAAACATTTTTACGAGAGCGAAGATTATCCATATCAAAGTGACAATCTAGAAAAGACACTTCAAAGAAGAAAATCAAGAATCAGACAGTTGCAACGTGGCATCAAGTTACAAGTTCAAACTCCTGGCAATC